TGCTGATTGGAAACTTGCATCTGCGTTTGCTGTTGAAACTGTATCTGCTAAGTTACTACCCTCTGCTACTGTAATTGCTGAACCAGAGCCTACAGTAATAGTTAAGTTTGTTGCTGCTCCTAATGTAGGATTAGAAACTGTACCAGCTGTAACTGCATGTGAATTAATCCATGCTGTCGAACCAACTTTTACCCAACTACCTGTATAGTTTCTGTAATATACTCTTAGTACATCTGTTGTTGCTTTAACTGCATAATCACCTATGTTACCAACTGACTCTTTAGGATCGCCGTTACCATCTAATTTTGTTGTATCTGTAATAACAATTGGAGTTCTTACGCTAAATGACTGTCCACCAGTGACGTTCTTTGGTGAGCTGTTCCACTCAAAAATACCATATGAACTATCATTAGTATCAAACCAGTTAGTTCCATCTGCCGGAGCATCTTTTGGTTCGTCTGCTGTTGGTGTTAATACACCTAAGTCAATATCTGCGCGAGTTACATAAACTCTATTGCTAACACCTAGTAACGAGTAAGCAGCTTGTAAACCGTATTCGTTTAGCTCTCCGCCGTGTACTGGGTTGTTATTTGAATCTGTATAAAATACTGGGTCGCCAAATGTTTCAGCTAGTTCCCTTTGTGATGTAAGCAAGTAAGGTTTACCTGCGTTTGCTTTCAGCGTCCCTGCCGCTGTCCCTGTGCCACTTCCGTTAGTTTTGTTTTCGGCGGAAGCAACAAAAATCATTGGTACGGTGCCTGGTTCAGCTGGGGTATAAAAACTTTCGTCAATTACCTTAACTTCAACACCTGGTGATGATAATGCCATTTTTTTTCTCCTGTTGAGTAGTTGTTATTATTATTTAGCATAAAATAGAAAATTACCTGCGGAAAACCCCTATTAAAAGGGACCGAAAAGGGCAACTAAATAATAGTATGAGACCTTTATGTAAAAACTGTAGTAAAAAGCCGTGTGCTATAAATTATTATAAACACAATAAAGCATATTATAGAAGTATGTGTGAGAGTTGTGCTAGGTATGGAGGCAGTGAACGTGGAAGGCCAAGATGGGCAAAGTACGGATATGTTAAAAAGAATGAATGCGAGAAGTGTGGTTTTAAATCAAAGCATCACGAACAATTTAATGTATATCATATAGACGGACGCTTAGATAATTGTTTACCGACTAATTTAAAAACTATATGTGCTAACTGTCAACGAACGCTTCAGAAAGAAGGTAGCCGCTGGAAGCAGGGAGATCTAGTCCCCGATTTTTAAAAATAGTTTTGATTAAAATATCAACATTACGTTTTAGCCGTTGTAGGTCGCCATTATTATCAATAGTATAATCACACATCCATTGTTCAATGCTCATTGAACTAGGGTCTTCAGTAGGCAAATGATCGCCTCTATCTACCCAAATAGTATGATCAAATATTTCTTCATTTTGCATTGCAAAGAATTCACGCTTGTTACGCAAGCCACAATAGATATCATGTTCTGCAAATAAGTTACGTCCTAGTTTTGCTAAATCGTCACTACAGTAATCATGTATCATATTGTACCATTCAGTACGATGATTGTGCCTATCTGCATAACACTCTTCTTCGTCAGCATAACCGTACTGGTCTTTTAGATCATTAAAGATAAAAAGTTCTGAACAAAATTTGCTTGATGATTGGAATGTATACCCATATGATTCTAATAATTCACACACAGTGTCTTTACCATGACGGCCATGCCCGACAATTAATAACTTTGGCAACAAAATTTATACTCCTATATTATCTATATAGTATATAATAATTATTGTTACTTGTCAAGTGTTTTTTGATATGCTTCTTCAAACCCAACTTCATGGATATAATTCTCATTATTTCCCCAAAGTCTCTTAAAGTATGAACTGTATATTTGTTCGACTGAGCTGTCACTTTCAATAGGATCAATAAGTTGACCTTTTATCATCCAATTCATTCGATTGGCTTCTTTACGCACTTCGGGTGAACACATCGGCTTCTCCTTGTTACATATGTATTTACAAGGATTTAAGATGTTGGCGCTAACGTTGGGGTATTTTAGCCTATTAAGAATCCGTAGCCGACACCGCCAGCTGCTTGTAGTGATAAGTCTTGCTCTAACTTATCCATTTCTTGTTGTGCTTCTGCTTTAAGTGCATCACCATTTAAGCTGGTGCCGCCTTGTGGTCCTGCAACCGTTGCAAATTTACTACGTGCTTCGCCTAGCATATATTTACAAGCTGCAAGTGTATAATCTTTAATCCACTGTTTAGCAAGATAATCTTCAAATAACTGATTATCGGGTCTAAAGTTATATGCATAAATTAATACTTCTTCATCAGCACGTGGGCGTTGTAGTATTGTAAGTTTCTTAGTCGGAGAGTTCCATTTGAATTCAATAAAGCTACCAAACATACGCCCTACTAGTTCTTGATATCCAGCAAACATGTCATATGTAGCAAGTCCGCCCATTTGTGTTGATCCACTTAGTAAGTATGTATTTGTAAATGCTAAGTTAAATGGCTCAAACATTGAACTGCCGCCACCATTGCCACTACGCGAACCAACTGAACGTCTATACAATTTACGTACTTCAATAACTTCACTTGGTAGTATGTATTCGTTTTGATCTTCAACTAAAGTTAAAAACAAGTACGATTCTTCTACAGCATGATCTGTTCTTTGTCTATACTTTGTTAGGGCTTTTGTTAAAGCGGATTCGTAATGTATTGGATCAAGTTCAACATCAACCATACCTCCGCCTAAAAATGCGTTAACGTAGTCGAAAATTTCTTGTCTTTGTGTAGTTATAGCTGTTGTCATATGTCTTGTTCTCCAATAGTATTTATCGTTACGATAAATATACATATGCCAAGACTTAGTTTATATAAACCCGAAAGAGGCAACGATTACAAATTCATGGATAACCGTATCTATGAAATGTTTACTATTGGCGGTACTGATGTGAATATTCACAAATATGTAGGTACTGACGATGGTGACGTTGTTAAAGATAACACTCAGATTCAAGATATTCTGTTTTTAGAAAATAGAGACAGAAAATACGATTCAGACATCTATACAATTAGAGGCATATACAATGTACAAGACATTGATTTTGATCTAAGCCAATTTGGTTTGTTTTTAACCAATGACACATTGTTTATGACCATACACATTACTACAAGTGTTAAAGCACTTGGTAGAAAAATAATGAGTGGAGATGTTATAGAGCTACCACACTTAAAAGACGAGTATGCAGAAAACGATTTTGCTACTAGTTTAAAAAGATACTATGTAGTAGAAGATGTAAACAGAGCGGCAGAAGGATTTAGTCCTACTTGGTATCCGCATTTATATAGAATTAAATTAAAGCAAATTGTTGATAGTCAAGAATTTGCAGATATATTAGAAACACCAGAAGATGAAGATATCTTTATGGGAGACTATGTTATAGGAACTACATACGAAATTGGTCAAGTTGTAAAGTATAAAGGTAAGTTATATGAAGCAACGTCACAGACGCAAGGTAACACACCTACAGACGTTTTTAATTGGTCTACGTATAGTGACAACACCTTAAGAGATTTACTAAGCACATACGAAAATGAAAAAGCTATAAACGATGCTGTGCTTACAGAAGCTGAAGCAGATGCGCCTAAGTCAGGATACGACATAGGACACTATTACACACTTGACACTGATGACTCAGGAAGAGCAATAGTAGATACTGTAGCTGATCCAAGTGCTAGTGCGCCTGGCAGAACAGGTTACGCAGGTTACTTAATTGAAGATGGTCAACCACCTAACGGTGCAGCATTTGGTAGTGGTACTAGTTTCCCAGCAATAAATGAAGCTGGCGACTATTTTTTACGTACAGACTTTTTACCAAATAGACTATTTAAATATGATGGCACTAGATGGATTAAAATGCAAGACAATGTTAGAATGACAATGACTAATACTAACGATAGAAAAACACAAATTGGAACATTTATTAATAATACAAATACTGATGTTATTGGTGACGAAACTGTTTCAGAAAGACAAGCTCTAAGTAAAGCACTTAGACCTAAAGCGGATGATGTATAATGCAATTTTTTTATGATGCACAAATTAGAAGGTATATTACTCAACTTATAAGAATGTTAAGTAATTTCCAAGTGCAAGACGGGCATGGAAATGAAAAACAAGTTCCTGTTATGTATGGCGATTTAACTCGTCAAGTTGCTAATATACTAAGAGATAATTCTGAAAATAAAATACCAACGGCGCCGCGAATGGCTGTATATGTAACTGGCTTAGAAATGGACAGAGATAGAACAGCTGATTCTAGTTTAATAAGCAAAAGACATGTACGTGAACGCACATACGATAGTGCTACGGGCGAGTATCTTAATACACAAGGTAAAAACTACACTGTAGAGCGTTATATGCCTGCACCATATACACTTAAAGTAACAGCTGATATTTGGGCTAGTAATGCTGAACAAAAATTACAAATAATAGAACAAATATTAGTACTGTTTAATCCTAGTTTCGAAATACAAACTACAGACAATTACTTAGACTGGACTAGTTTAACTGTTGTAAATATGGAAGGCATTACATTTAGTTCTAGATCAATTCCAGTTGGTGTAGATAGTGAAATAGATGTTGCTAGTTTACAATTTAGTACGCCTATATACTTAACACCTCCTGCTAAAGTTAAACGCTTAGGTGTAACAACAAGTATTATATCTAACATATTTAACGAGCAAAATGGCGACATTAACTTAGGTGCTACTATAGCAGGACAAATAGATGGCACAGAACCAACATTTGTAACTAGAGTAAACACAGGTCCTTTATCAGACGATAGCGAGGCTGACGGAAGTACACAAACAGTCGATGACGGTGAATTTCCAAATGTTGGCGATGGCCAAATGGACTTTAATACAAAGAGATTGTTTGATAAATCTAGTGTTAGTAGCACATATCAAAATTATGGCATCAGTGTACAAGACGATGTAGCAAAATTAGTATGGAGAAACAAAGTTGGCGAAGTTAGTTGGAACGAGCTAATACAAGCATATCCAGGCACGTACCAATCTGACGTTAGTAGAATACTATTAAAGGCATCAGATAGTGATAATTATATTACTGGTACATTTACTATTAATCCATTAGACGATACTAAAATAGTTATTAACTTTGATAGTGATACATTACCGGATGATACTGTTATTTCAGGTCCTGCAAGAAGTACTAATAGCTTTACAACAATAGACTATATTGTCGATCCGTTAAGATTTAACCCTGATACTGTAAAACAATCAGGCTTACGTTTGCTTATTTTATCTGAAATAGGTAACGCTACAAACGATGATGGTCCAGATGCTTGGAAAAATACAAACGGAACAGACTTTATTGCAGGCGAAAGTGATATTATAGAATGGGACGGAGCAAATTGGCACATTGTATTTGATGCAAGCGGTGCCGATGATGGCAGTACAGGATCACCAGCAACATATACCAGCAACTTAAATACCGGTATCCAATATAAATGGAATGGCGAATACTGGATTAAAAGTTACGAAGGAGAATACTCAGGAGCGACCTGGACCATACTACTTGATGCATAATTATTAGTATGAAAGAGATTGTTTGTAGTGGAGCATTATTCTACTCCTTAGCCACAGAAAGATTTTTATTTTTACATAGGACAGGAAACAAGTCTAATGTTTCTTGGGGCCTTGTT